ACAGCTTCAGGAGAAACCTATGATGACTCAGGTGCTCCAGTATTCCAAGACATGGGATTTACCATTGAGAAATCGACAGTTACAGCAAGGACACGTGCCCTGCGTGCTGCGTACACAATGGAACTCGCACAAGACTTGAAAGCAATTCATGGTCTTGATGCAGAATCCGAATTGTCAAACATTCTCAGCACAGAAATTCTTGCTGAAATTAACCGTGAGGTAGTTCGTACTATCTACATTACCGCTGAGAAAGGTGCTCTTACTACATCATCTGCTGGTATCTTCAACTTGGACACAGACTCTAATGGTCGTTGGTCAGTTGAAAAATTCAAGGGTCTGATGTTCCAAATCGAGCGTGATTGTAACGATATTGGAATCAGAACTCGCCGAGGAAAAGGTAACTTAGTTGTCTGTTCCGCTGATGTTGCTTCGGCATTGTCAATGGCCGGTGTCCTTGATGTAGGTGGATCTGGTGGATCTGGTAACTTAAATGTTGATCCAAGTCCAGCAGGAAGTACTTTTGCAGGAACAATTAATGGTCGTATTAAAGTCTATGTCGATCCTTATAACTCCGTTGTAAGTGCAAGTGCTGCTAATAACTGGTATGTTGCTGGTTATCGTGGTTCTAATGCTTATGATGCAGGACTGTTCTACTGCCCATACGTTCCATTGCAAATGGTTCGTGCGGTTTCGGAAGCAACCTTCCAACCTCGAATTGCGTTCAAGACTCGTTACGGAATGGCGATTAATCCATTCTCTAAAGTCGGTTCAACAGGTGCTATTGATGCAGCTGCAATACCGTTTACTGCTGACAGCAACTGCTACTACCGCAGAGCTCGTGTAAGTAACTTGATGTAATCTCATCTTAGAGGGGGAATCTTATTTCCCCTCTATCCCCTTTATTATAATAAACCCTAACGGAGAAATATATGTTAGATAAAGTCTCAGGGTGGATTAAATCATTAACTAATGTAGGTTTAGGGCTTATCGCCTTAGGTGTTGTACTTCAAATTTTATTTGGTGCAGCTATTCCTTTTATGCCTATGGATGTAGTCGGTTCAGTTGTAGCACTTGTAAAAAGTCTAGGATCTGAAGGACTTGTAGGTTTAGTCGCCATTTGGGTGCTTTGGGGTATATACTAAAAATAATAACCCCAATTTGTTAATATAGGGGGGGATGGACTCTCCCCTATTCCACTTTTTCCCACCATTATAAATACTAGTGAAAGGTAATTTATGGCTGATCCTAGTACACAACAACCCACAGTATATGATTACGCAACTGGAACTCAATGGAGACTTGCGTTTAATCGACTTCCCAAAACAACTTGGTTTTGCACAGCTGCAAATATTCCAGGCATATCTCTAGGTGAAGCTCAATATCCTACACCTATGACTGATATAAATCTTACAGGAGATAAACTTACCTTTGAAACATTAAATATAACTTTTATTGTAGATGAAGAACTTCAGAATTATAGAGAGTTATGGGATTGGATGGTAGGTATTGGTGCTCCAAAAAATCATGACCAATGGGCTTCTATATTGACTAAAGGAGATAGTGCTGTTAGACAATTTGGTGCAGATGATGCTGACCCTAGAACAAAATCTACTTATGAAGAATCAAATTTATATTCAGATGCGACATTGATTGTTTATAATTCTAAAAATATGGCAAAAGTAAATGTTCAATTTAAAAATATGTTTCCTACATCTCTATCATCTCTAGAATATTCTCAAGAATTAACAGATGTAGAATATTTTCATGCTACAGCAACCTTTAGGTATCTTTATTACGAGTTTGAAACTGTAACTTGATAAATACTATTGAGTAGCCTAAACATAAAATTAATTAAAGTGAGTCCACTTGATTAGGCTGTGTGACAATATAGCTAAGAGTGTTTGGGCTACTTTTTAAATGACTTGACTTTTGCGTTTTTATATGGTATTATAGCTATGCTAGGTTTATAAGTGAATATATTAAGAATACTATGAAATTAACTGAAATACAAGATATGGTCAGGAAAGACCTTAAAATCAATGATCTTGAATTAGATATAGAATCTTTACGAATACCTTCCTTACATTCCAAGTATCTTCAGCTCTTAACAGAGCATTCCCTTCTTTTAAAAAAGACACAAGGAGAACTAAATGTTCTCAAAAGAGATAAGTGGATATTTTATACAGGAAAGGCAACAGAAGAGATTTACAAAGAGAAGGGGTCGTTTGATGTGAAGTTAAACACTAAAGATGACCAGAAGACTTTTATAGAGGCCGATAAGGAATATCGAGAACTAAAAGGAAAGGTTGAATACTATGAAACTGTAGTTGATTATTTACAGGAGATAGTAAGATCAGTTAGTAATCGTTCTTTTCAAATAAAAAATGCAATTGAGTGGAGAAAATTCGAGGCTGGAATATGATATTATAATTCACAAGAAAGATGATGTTTATTCTCAGATTGAATGTGAAAGAAGTATTACAAAAGAATTAAACGAATATTTCAGTTTCGATGTGCCTGGGGCAAAGTTTATGCCCAGTTTCAAGAATAGGCTTTGGGATGGAAAGATTCGATTATTCGACATACGGAATAATCAAATTTACGTTGGGTTGTCCGATTATATCTACAAATTCGCAACAGCAAAAAAATATACTATTAGTGGTGGGGTGAGAACTCCTCTGGAAATTGATAATGCCTCCGTAATATCTTTCATAGAAGGTATAAAAAGTGGGGTGAAAATTAGAGATTACCAGTTAGATGCAGTACAACATTCTATTAGGAATGGAAGATGCATATTAGTGAGTCCTACAGCAAGTGGTAAGAGTTTTATAATCTATGTGTTGATACGTTACTACCAACAAATCATTGATAATTCACATATTTTATTGTTAGTTCCACGTTCTTCATTAGTTGAACAAATGTACACAGATTTTCAAGATTATGGCTGGGATGCAGAAAACTACTGTCATAGAATCTATGCAGGAAAGGACAAGACATCCCCAAAACTTGTCCATATATCCACCTGGCAGTCCATATATCAACTCCCAAAGAAACATTTTGAAAAGTATAAGGTTATCATCGGTGATGAAGTACATACTTTTGCAGCTAAATCCCTCAAGACAATAATGCACAAGACTACAGACTGTCAGTACAAGTTTGGTCTGACAGGGACACTTGATGATGCAGAAAGTCACCATTTAGTACTGGAAGGACTGTTTGGTACAGTCAAAAAGGTTACTACCACAAAAGCTCTTATTGATAGTAAACAAATCTCAGATTTGAAGATAATAGGAATTGTCTTGACTTATTCAAAAAAAGAGTGTATAATAAGAGACTATAACAAAGAAATTAAATTTATAACAGAGCATCCTCAACGGAATAATCTGATTAGAAATTTATGCATTGATTTAAAAGGAAACACGTTAGTTCTTTTTTCGTTAATCAAACATGGACAGTTGTTACACGAACTTATAAAGGAGAGAGCTCATGTCAATAGGAAAACTTTTTTTGTGTTTGGAGGAACGGACTCCGAAACCAGAGAGAAAATCAGAGGAATCGTTGAAACAGAACGAGATGCCATTGTTGTCGCCAGTTTTGGTGTTTTCAGTACTGGTATCAATATTAGGAATCTTCATAACATTATCTTTGCTAGTCCTTATAAAAGTCGTATTAGAAACCTACAGTCAATAGGTAGGGGTTTACGAACTCATGAAAGTAAGGCTATAGCAAAATTATATGATATTGCAGATAACTTTAATAATAATAACCATACGATTAAACATTTTGTTAAACGTATTGGTATCTATAATCAAGAGGAATTTGATTATGAGATTGTAAAAATTAATTTAAAATAAATAATGGAAAAGGAAAAAAAAGTACATTATGTTGATAATAAACAATTTTTTGCAGAAATGGAGAAGTGGAAAACAGAGATTGAAGAATCTGATGAAGTCGATGATTTACCACCAATGGTCACAGAATATATGGGTGAATGTTTTTATAAAATTGCCACGCATTTATCGTATAGGCCCAACTTTATCAACTATACCTATCGTGAGGAAATGATAGGAGATGGTATAGAAAATTGTATTAGGTATGCAAAGAATTTTAATCCAGAGAAATCTAGAAATCCATTTGCATATTTTACACAAATTATATATTATGCTTTCATTCGTAGAATAACGAAAGAAAAGAAACAATCAGCCATCAAACAAAAGATCATTGACAACACTTCAATGAAAACTTATGATGTGATGGAAGG